CCTCCGAAAGCTCCTCAAGAGAGACTTCAAAATACAACAAATCAAGTGTGGATAGTACTTTGGACAAATTCCTCAGCTAGATGTGATGAGCCGCTACAGCCCCGGCGGTAAATAAATTGGGGCTTTTTTATTTTAATTTATTATTTAATATGAGAAGCATAACTCCCAAACAATTGCAATGCGGTTACAAACTATATCCCTTGAAAAAGTTTAAAAAAAACAAACTTCATCGTCCGTTTAGGGCATTAAAGCCGTTTAGGCAAGGAAAAAATATGAAATACAAGAAAATAAACAAAGAAACAATAGTTTTAATCGAAAATCACAGTGGTAAGGTTATCAATAAAGAGGTGAAATTACTCATTAGTGAAATTGATTGGGACGATAGAAAAAACCAGACAAGGGATTCTGATTTGGATAGAGGCCATATCGCAGCCCTCCAGTCAGACATAGCTTCTCGCGGATTAAACAACATGCCGCTTGTAGAGCTTGATAAAGAATCTGCTCTCTATAAAGTGGTTTCTGGTCATCATCGGCTAAATGCGCTTAAAGGATTAATCAATGATAGTGAATTTAAGTTAGATAGGATTCCATGCGTCTCTGTGAGTTTCAATAGCACAATTGACCGTGAATTTTTCATGCAAGCCCAAAACCATCACCCTCCAACAAAACCGCACACTCGGAAAGATGCTGTAAGGTTTGTAAAAAATATGAGAGCCTTCGGTTATTTCGATTCAGCAAATGGTAATATGGAAATAATTGAGAATAAAGTAAACATTTTATTACAGTCTCATTATTGCAGATTAAAATCCAATAGCAGACAGGATGTATATCATGATGCTTTTAAAGATATGGAAATAACAAGAGTTAAGACCATTCTAAAGCCTGATCTCAAAAAAGATGCCCAATCCTTATATAAACCTTTAAAATCTTTTTCATGGAAAACCGGCAATTATCTTTGTTGGGGTGACACTAATAGCGTTAGAAAAGCAATCGCAGTTGCTTTGGAGAAAAGAGTTAAAATGATTGATCAAGGAGTAGTAAAGGCCACTGATCCTAAAGGCAAAATAATAGTTGTAACTCACTTTGAAGCAAAAGATTTAAATACCTTAAGAGAACAGAGAAGTCAATTTCTCCACACGGAAGGACTTATGAATCGCTTTGCTTATGCTCCCGGAAATCTCGTTTTAATTAATGAAATATGTTTTTTAGCACAAATTGATGGAAAACCCGGCATAAAAGAAAAAAAGGCGATTAGATATAAATGGAACTATGATACTGAGTCTTTTATAGAAAAAATAATTTAACAAATAGCCCTGGAGTATGGCTCAAAACTGCTCCCCTTTTAGAATTTTGTGTAAAAATGTTTATCTCCTTTTAATATTAGATGGCCGTAAATTATTTTTCTTTTTCGTTCCGCAGGAAGGCATGGGGTTACAGATGCCTAGCACAAAATTTAACCACAGGAAGGCACGGGGTTACAGGTGCCTTGCTTTTATCTCATGGAGGAACAAATGAGACCAAATTTACAATGTTCAAACTGGCGTTATATCACAATGGAGAAAAGAATTAATGGCAAAAAAAGTATTACAAATGGCGAACAAAGCCGGGAAGATCGACCTGAAGAAGATTCAGAAGTTGGTCAACAAGAAGACAGGGATGAATGTGGCCCACGATCTGACACAGGACAACCCGACCCAAGTGAAGGAGTGGATTCCAACCGGTTCCCGGTGGTTAGATTCAATAATCTGCAGGGGACATAAAGCAGGAATTCCCGTAGGAAAGATTACAGAGATAGCAGGTCTCCCAAGTGCGGGAAAATCTTTCTTAGCAGTACAAATAGCAGCAAATGCCCAGAGAATGGGACTGTTTGTTGTTTATTTTGATGCTGAATCTGCGATTGACCCATCGTTTTTAGAAGCGGCGGGTTGTGATTTAACCAATCTCTTATACGTTCAGGCTGTTTCAGTCGAGAAAGTATTGGAGACAATTGAAGAGTTGATGGATTCTTATGAAGACCAAAAATTCTTATTTGTATGGGATAGTATAGCAGCAACTTCTTCTGAAAAGGAAATAGAGTCTGACTATAATCCACAATCTACGATGTCGGTTAAGCCTCGTATTTTTGGAAAAGCTTTCCCCAAGCTTACTATTCCGCTTGCCGATCGGCAATGCACACTTCTTTTGATTAATCAACTGAAGACAAATATCAACCCAAGAAACCCAATGGCGGCCCTTGTCACCCCCTACATTGCGCCCGGTGGAAAAGCGATTGAGTACTTTAGTTCTCTTCGTATTTGGCTCACCAAGCGCAAGTCAAAGGCTTCCTTTATTACAGATGGGACAGGACTTAGAATTGGATCTGAGGTTAAAGTAAAACTTGAGAAATCTCGTTTTGGCACCGAAGGTCGTGAATGCACCTTTAAGATCTTATGGTCTGGCGGAGCAGCAATTCAAGATAAAGAGTCTTGGCTCACTGCCCTAAAAGCTTCGGGTACCTCTCGTCTAACTGTTGCTGGGTCTTGGTATACCCTAACCAGTTCTTCTGGAAAAACTTTTAAGTTTCAAAGTAAAGACTGGCTTATCAAACTTGGTAATGGTGAATTTAAACAAGCGGTTTTCGACATCATGGATGAAGAGATCGTTAAGAAATTCGTTGACGAAGGGAAAAACTTCCCTGTTGGTAAAGAAGAGTAAATGATAACATCGTGATAATCTTCGGCCCACCTTTTGGTGGGCTTTTTTTATTTTTCTACTTGACAAGTTAACTCAACGTGTTATATTATATACATCGGAGGAAACTCCTTTCATAATAAAAATTGGAGGAATTATGAAGAACGAAAATGAAATCACCACTAGAGAACTGCACAAACACATCAGAAAAAAAGCAGGCATACGAAGGCGAATCTTTAAGAAAGGAAAAACTTTATGTTTTCGCGCTGGAGAAATGAAAACCATTGTTTACAAAATTGCCGGGCCCAACACTCCTGTTGATGATGTAGTCTGTAGTAAGTTATTTAGTACGTTTATACCGGGGTGGAACAAACAAACGACAATTGATACGCATCCCGATAAGATCAATTTAGAATTGATTCTGAAAAAATTAAGCCCGGCTCCAGCAAGTTCTAGAACAGCTACTCCTATCTCTGCAAGCCCTGCGGATTGCGTGTTGGACGCTTCTTTGACCATGGCAGCAGTAGACAACAAATCGATTAAAGGCGTTTTGAAGCGCACCGGGTGGTCTGTGGGCGAAGCTGCGAAGGTCCCCTTTCTAGAACTTTTTAATTCAATATTGGATCGGCCTAATAAGATACAGGAAATCAGAGTAAATGCTGATGCATCTTATTCCGTATTCTATTTCGAAGGGAAACAATAAAATGAAAACAGAAAATAACAAAGTTTGGTTATATCTTGACCAAGCATTAAGAAAACTACAAAGTATATCTCATTGGACCACATCGGCTGATCCATGGTATAAAGACATCGAAGAGGCCAAGTCGCTCCTCAAAGAAGCGTTGAGAAAATTGGAGGTGGACAAGTGAAATACGAATATATAATTGACACACGAGGAGCATACGTTGTCCCATGGGCGGATACTCCTGAAATAAAAGATCAAAGAGATGAACACTTTAGCAAACTATTTGGTGTTCGACCCCTGATTGTCTCGCCGGACTTTTGGGAACATTTGACGGCAAGTTACAAAGTTCAAATTTTAATAACGGAGGAAAAATGAGCAACTTATTAAAAGAAGCCAGAGAAGTTATAAACGCGAAGCGTAAAGCAAAAATAAAGCCTGGAGACTTTAAGAACCCTAGAGGTTATCTTCTCAATTGTATAAAACACAGTGTGCCTGCCCAATCTTACGGTACAGGAATAGAGAAGATCTTTATAAAAGAATGCAGGATGATCAAAGAAACGGAGAAAACTTCTGGTGACGCTAGGGTAAATCCGGGACCTGACGAAGAAAGATTAGAAATAAAAGCAAGCCTTGCGAATGAAAAAGGTGGTATTAATTTTGTACAGTTACGGCCTCACAATAATATTGATACTTATTTATTATATTATTATGACATTGATTTGAATAAACAAGAATGTTTTATTCTCCCGGCCCATAAGGTCAACATAGCAATTTTAAAATGGGGTGGTTACGCTCATGGATCGATCAAAAAAAATGGACCAATAACCAAAATGTCGATAAACGACAACGAGTACGAATATGCCCTAAGACCAAACGTTAAAAACCAGTCCGATATCATTGATTATTTTCGAAAACGCAATCTTATAAATAAGGAGGAATACAAATGGATAAAAAAGCTAATGAATTAGACCAGTTCTTTACAAAACCAACGGAAGCAAAAAGACTGTATGAAATCTGCAAAGAAAAATTAGACTTAGATAGTTATGACATTTTCTTGGAACCTTCCGTTGGCGCCAATTCTTTCGGCTCATTGTTTCCTTTGAAGAAAGCACTCCTTATGGATATTGATCCACAAAGAAAAGTGTTTAAATATGACTCGAAGTCAGATAGTTTTTCAAGGGTTGATAGAACAGAGGCAGCATTTAAGTTGAATATCATACAGATGGATTTCCTCTCGCTAGGGTCCGCCATGAATGGCTTAAATTTAATTACAGAAAAGAGAGTTATAGCATTCGGGAACCCTCCCTTCGGTAAGAATAGCAGTTTAGCAACCCGCTTCTTTAATATCTGCGCAACATTCTGTGAGACTATATGTTTTATAATTCCTAGAACATTTAAAAGAGTGTCGGTTCACAATCAATTGGATTTTAATTTTCATCTAGATTTCAATGAGGATCTTCCTTATTCTACAGAAGATTGTATTTTTGACCCAGTTATGAACGCTAAATGCTGTTTCCAGATTTGGAATAAAAAACCCTATAAGAGAAAGAAGATAACATTAATTAAAGAACATTCGGATTGGAAGTTTTTAGCTATGGGCCCAAAGGAAGAGAGGAAAGGGTGTGATCATCCTCAACCAACACCACCTAAAAATGCTGACTTTGCAATGAAAGCCTACGGATCGAACTGTGGAAATATCGTTACTAAAGACTTGCACACGTTACGACCTAAAAGTTGGCACTGGATTAAATGTGACAATCCGGAAGAACTTATAAAAAAGTTCAAGCAGCTAGATTATAGCATTTCAAAAGATACCGTCAGGCAAGAGTCTATAGGGAGAGGGGAATTGGTAAAATTATATTCAGATAAATTTGATAAACAAAAGGAGAACAAATGAAGAAGATCATTCATGTGAATCAACATAAGATTCGGAAGAACACAAAGCATCACACAAGCGAACCGGTCTTAACCATTAAGACATATAAAGAGAACCTCTATGCTCACGAGGCCGTCCTTAAGACAAAGGATGGGAAGGAGATCGGGCGTGTGGTTTATCGACCCGACAAACCTTTAAGTTGTGGAGCAAGAGTTTGGATTGAATTCCAAACAGAAGACATTGATGTTGAATTGATTGTAAAGGAGAACAAATGAAACAATATAAGATGGGAGATTACTACATAGGATCTCCGGAAAGTATTTTTGTTAACAAAGTGTGTAATGTGACCGGTGATTGGTATCCCATATACAAAGAAGACTTTTTCCGCTGGGCTTTACAGCAAACCGAGCAGGAACTAGAGCAATGGTATAAAGAAGCTTCAAAAGAAGCTACGACCAATCAACACGATAGTTGCCACGCAGAATGTGACTTTCTTTATTTAAAAGAAGCGATACAAAAGTTTTCAACATTTGAGCAATATCATGAAAATGCTTTACAAAATCTTGTAAAATATGTTAAAGAACATGTTGAAGAAAGTCTTTTATTTGAAGATTCTCTGGTAAAACCTAAAGACTTACTGTGTGTTTATCCCATTCTTTGCATGGTAGAGCAAATTGAAAGATCACTTAAAGAAATAGACCAATGTACAAAAGTATCAGGCAAAGATGATTTAGATACGGTTTTCCAAAAATTCTGTGAAGTGGATGAAAAAAAATCGAAAATTTCTAAATCTTTTGATCTTTATGAACGATACGACACTGATTCTGAATACAACAAGCTTAGCCAAGAATATTGGAGTTTGTGCAGAACATATCGTGCTATGTTAAGAAAAGAAGAAGCGGAAAAACACTTAAATGAGATCTTTTCTGTTTTAGAGCAAGGAATAGATACTCATACATTTTTATTAATAGAACAAATACACTATGATTCTGAGATAAAAAGAAAACACATGTTGTCTAAAAATTTTAAAAATAAAGGCAAAGGTAGAAGACTTAAAGAAAAGTTTGATAGAATTGATTTTCTATACAAGGTCACATCTGAAGCTGGAACGCCCCGCGATGACATATTTAAAAAAATGAAAAGATTGGCTGGATCTGGTTGGTCAAAACAAAAATAGGAGAACAAATGAAGAAATGCACAAAGTGCGGAATTGAAAAGCCATTAACCGCTGAATATTATTATAGAGACTCATCAAGGTCCTCAGGTTTTAGATCCTGGTGCAAGGTTTGCGACGCCGAGTATAGTGCCGAGTATCACCAAAACAACAAAGAAGCAATTGCTAAACAAAAAGCCGAGCGTTACCAAAATAACAAAGAAGAAAAGAAGAAATACCAAGCCGAGCGTTACCAAAATAACAAAGAAGAAAAGAAGAAATACCAAGCTGAGCGTTACCAAAACAATAAAGATAAACAACCGGCCTGTGTTTATCAAATAGTGAACTCTGTAAATAATAAAATTTACATCGGACAAACAATGAGGGGAGAGTTGCGGTGGAAAGAACACCTCAGAGCCCTTCGTAATGGCATTACAGGCAAGTGGAGCCCTAATCTCCAAGCGGACTTCAACAAATTTGGAGAAGGTGCTTTTGAGTGGAGCATCATAAAAGAATACCCAAAGGACAAAGACACTTTGTTATTAGAAGAAGCAAGGACTATTATAAAATACAAAAAGGAAGGAAAGGATCTATACAATATAGCACTAACGATAGATCAAGCGCAACTATTAGAGGAGAACAAATGAAAAAAGTAATGATAATTGACGGTCTCAATATGTTTTTGAGATCATATATAATAATCCCATCAATGGACCCGAGAGGAAACCCCAACGGAGGAACGTGGGGCTTCATGAAGTCTCTTCAAAAACTCTGCAAGATGTTTAATCCAAATGAGATTGTTGTATGTTGGGATGGAGTTGGAGGCTCGGAAAAGAAACGAACCATCAACAAGAATTATAAACAGGGAAGAAAACCTCTTCGTTTTAACAGACGAATGATTGAACTTTCCGTTGAGAAACAAGAAGAGAACAAAGCATTTCAACAAATAAGATTAATGGATTATCTAAATGAGATGCCCGTGATCCAAACTATGATTGACTATGTGGAAGCGGACGATGTTATAGCGTTTGTCACTCAACATGAGAGGTATGCCAATTGGGAGAAAGTTATCGTATCTTCAGACAAGGACTTCTTTCAACTGCTTGAAGGTGATTGTGCCCTCTATAGGCCCATACAGAAAACACTCTTAAGACAAAAAGACATATTAAAAAAGGATGGTATTCACCCACGAAACTATGCATTAGCTAGAGCGATGGATGGAGACAAGTCCGACAATCTTCCCGGAGTACCAAGAGTGGGTCTGATAACGATTAAAAACAAGTTTCCCTTCCTATCATCTTCTGTTACCTATGAGCCGGAAGACATCTTTAAAGCATGTGAAGCTGTCGAAAAACCTTTGTCTGTTCATAAGAATATTCTTAAGAATAAGGAACTTGTCGAAAGTAATTTTAAATTGATGCAGCTATATAGTCCCAACATTTCTAATACCCACAAGAAACAGGTTAACTTCGCGCTTTCTGAATTTGACAAGAGTTACAATAAAATTGAGATAATCAAGAAAATGGTCATTGACGGGATTGATGCAGGAAAATTCACTGAATTGTTTGTGACACTAAAAAGAATAACAAAATAAATCTTTTTACTTGACAGACTTTTAGTAATCGGTTATAATACTTACAACACGGAGGAAAGAATGGAGAATCAAAATGAAACATTCTCAAGGTTTGGCAAGTCCTTTCAAGAAAAACTTTGCCACTTGATGATTCAAGACAGACCATTTTGTGATCAAATCACAGAAGTCTTGGACATTAACTTTTTACAGTACGAGCATCTTCGCGTCTTTGTCCAGATTCTTCTGGATTACCGCGAAAGATACAGAACACATCCATCATATGAGATCATGGCCACTAAGATAAAATCGGGCTTGGATTCTTATACACCAGCACTAGCAAAACAAATAAGAGCATTTTATGCATCTGTTCTTTCTGAAAGTGAATTGAGAGATGGTCCTTTTATCAAAGACAATGCGTTAGACTTCTGTCGAAAGCAAGTTCTAAAAGGAGCAATGATAAAATCGGTTAAACTTATCAAGACATCATCTTTTGATGAGATTCAAAGTGTAATTGAAAAAGCCTTAAAACTTGGAACAGACAACAACTTTGGTCACGATTTTATTAAAGACTTTGAAGAGAGATATACTATAACAGCAAGAGACCCTGTATCCACTGGATTTGAGAGAATAGATGACATCTCTAAGGGTGGATTAGGTAAAAGCGAATTGGGTGTCGTTATCGCTCCAACAGGGGCCGGCAAATCAATGGTTCTGGTACACTTGGGAGCCGAAGCACTTAAGGCAGGAAAGACAGTTGTTCACTATACAATGGAGCTTGCTGATGTTGTAGTTGGTAATCGTTATGACAGTTGTATTAGTCGTGTTCCACTAGCGGATTTGTTTTCAAATAAAAGAAAAGTGTTTGACGAGATACAAGATGTTGAAGGGCAACTAATTATTAAAGAATACCCGACCAAGTCCGCTTCAACCGAGACGATCAAGAATCACATTGAGAGACTTAAGAAGAAAGGAATAGAGCCGGATATGATTATAGTGGACTATGCGGATCTCTTAAGGCCGGTCAAGGCCACGAAGGAAAAAAGACATGATCTTGAAAACACATACGAAGAATTACGGGCAATTGCTCAGATTTATAAATGCCCACTATGGACTGCGTCACAGACAAATCGATCCGGGCTTAATGCTGAAATTATTACAATGGAAGCAATTTCGGAAGCATTTAATAAATGTTTCGTAGCAGACTTTATATTTTCACTGTCTAGAACAGTGCAAGACAAACAAGCAAACAAAGGAAGAATCTTTGTAGCTAAAAATAGAAACGGACCAGATGGTCTTGTTTTCCCGACCTTTGTGGATTGGTCGAATGTCAACATCAAAGTGTTAAGCCGAGATGATAGGGATTCTGTTGCCAATGTAATCAAAGATTCCGACCAGAATACACTACAGTATTTAAAAGACAGATATAAAAAAAAAACTAACAACGAGAGGTATACATGTTGAAACTAGGTAATATTAATGTAAGAAAATTTAAGCTTTCAGAACAGTTCATGAGTAAATTTAAAGAAGCGCAGGTTCCATGGGGGCCTGTTGGTTATGTAACATTCAAGAGGACGTATGCTCGCCGCCTTAATGAATTTGAAGAGGGAGCAACAGGAACAGAAGAGTGGTGGCAAACTTGCCGCCGTGTTGTTGAGGGGATGTTTGATATCCAAAAGAGACACGCTTTTTCAATTGGAATTGAATGGAACGATGCGAAGGCACAAAGAACAGCAAAGGAAGCATACGAGAGATTGTTCACACTTAAATGGACGCCACCGGGTCGTGGGCTTTGGATGATGGGTACCAAGTTTATTTATGAGAGAACTGGTGCTGGACTATTCAATTGCGCTTTCAGATCAACAAAAGATTTATCTCAAAAGGGTGGCTACATCTATGCTTGGATGATGGACGCATTAATGTTAGGTATTGGTGTTGGTTTTGATACGCTCGGCGCAAAGAGTCTAACGGTTAAAGAACCTCAAAGAACAAACGATATATTTAAAATAGCAGACTCTCGTGAAGGTTGGGTGAACTCTGTGCATGTCTTATTAGACGGATACCTTCAAGGAAAAAAGGTCCCTCAATTTGATTACTCAGCAATACGAGGACCCGGAGAATTAATTAAAGGCTTTGGAGGAACATCAAGCGGAGCAGGTCCTTTGATAGAACTCCACAAAAACCTTTCCGAATTATTGGATGAGAGAATAGGAGAGCCTATAGGTTCGGTTGATATAGTCGATATTGAAAACCTCATTGGCCGCTGTGTTGTTGCAGGGAATGTCCGCAGATCAGCAGCACTTGCAATCGGTCAGCCCGATGACAGCACTTATCTAACAATGAAGAACGATCAAGATAAACTTTACCATCACAGATGGGGATCCAACAATTCATTTGAAGCAAAGGTTGGCATGGATTATACTTGGCATGCAAAGCAATCTCAAGTCAATGGAGAGCCGGGATACATTTGGCTGGACAACGCGAGATACTACGGAAGAATGAAAGATGGAAAGAAATATAATGATACCAAAGTTATGGGCTTCAACCCTTGTGTTGAACAACAACTAGAAGATGCTGAACTCTGCTGTCTTGTGGAGACCTTTCCGGCCAAGCATGAGACTTTCGAAGATTATATCAAAACCCTAGAGATCGCTTACATGTATGGTAAAACAGTTACCCTTGTCAATACTCATTGGCCCGAGACAAATGCTATTATGTTGAAGAACAGAAGAATTGGCTTATCTCAATCTGGTGTTGTTCAAGCGTTTAATAAGTTTGGAAGACGTGAAGTTTATAAGTGGTGTGATGATGCCTACAGACACGTTGAAGAACTAGACAAGGAATACTCTGATTGGCTTTGTGTGCCTCGCTCTGTTCGTATGACGAGCATCAAGCCTTCCGGTACAGTTTCTCTTCTCAATGGATCAACTCCCGGAATACACTTCCCGGAAGATGAGTATTACATAAGACGAATTAGGTTCTCTATGGATTCTACATTAATCCCTCCTTTGAGAGAAGCGGGATATAAGATTGAAGAGGACTCATATTCACCAAATACTTACTGTGTGGAGTTCCCTGTACATGAGCCCTTCTTCTTTAAAGGAAAGAGAGACATCTCTATGTGGGAGCAACTTGAAATCGCCGCACAATATCAGCACTATTGGGCTGATAACTCAGTCTCAGTTACTGTAACTTTCCGACCTCATGAAGCAGATCAAATTAAAGATGCTTTGGAAATGTATGAGGCAAGATTAAAAGCGGTATCTTTTCTTAGATATGAAGAGACTGGTTATGAGCAGGCTCCATACGAGCCCATAACAAAAGAAGAATTTGAAGAGATGAATAAAAAAATCACACCAATTCAAAAGATTGAAACCGATGAAGGTGGTGTGGGTAGTAAATTTTGTACGAATGACACATGCTTAATATAAAGGAGGAAAAATGACATTCAAAGTATACGGTAGATATATATTAATCGAACTGGTTAATGATGAACAAGAAGAAAGTAAATCGCTGGTGGTTTTGCCAACAGATTACAAGAAGCCCGAGAAGCCCTATGGACTTGGAAAGGTCTTAGGAATAGCGAGAGATGTTAAATTTAACATTGAAATTGGAGAGACAATAGTTTTTGAAAAACGAATGCTCAATAAAATTGAAGTCTTTGGAAAAATGAACTATTTAGTATTAGAAAACTATGTTTATGGAGGAGTAATAGATGAAATTAACACGTAGCCGACTCAAAGAGCTTATAATAGAGTCAATAAAAGAGAGGTCCATGCTTTTAACGGAAGCAACCTTCCCGTCAGCACAAAGAAAAATTGATGAAGAAATGCAGACATTTGCGGTATTCTCCTCTTCACGAGCAGAAAGAAGTGCTCACCAAAATAAAGTAGTTGATGACAAAGTAAGATCGTATCTGAAATCAACCGGATTTCCCTATACAGTTGTTGAAGGTGGATTCAAAGAAACTCCTCGCGATGAATCAGGGGAAGAAATAGAAGGTGCAGAAAAGACCAGCGAGATTGAAAAATCTTATCTTATATTTGCAGATGATACAAGACCAGATATTGCTAAAACCGAAACTGATCTCTTTGCTGTAGCAAATAAAGCATGCGCAATTTCCGCTCAAGAATCTTTTTCCTTTGGATATGCTCGTGAGGTTTCTGATGAATTTGAAGGTAAGAAAAAAGAGATGTTTATCGCTCTCTATCCGACTGGTGCAGCAGGACCCGGAAACGCACATAGGATTAAAGAGCCATGGGCAGGTCCATGGACGTCCTTAGCAGATATGACAGACGACAGCGGATATTATACTAAAATTAGAGGCAAGAAAGGAACATTCAAGGAAGAAATTGAAAACCTTAGGGAATCACTCAAGAAGACAAACAGTTCAATCGAAAAGAGAAGGATCCATCACAAGATACGAGTTCTGTTAAACATTGCGAGGTCTTAGTGGGTGAATTTAAAAAGTCGATTTTTATATTCGATGACCAAATCGGTCGGGTTGACTATGTTGACCATATGGGTACTGACCTTACCGTTGTCAATTCTGCTCGTGTATCTTTTGGTATGCAGAAGCATGAACTTAGTCCCGGAGACGTTAAGCTTGTTAAATACCTTATTAAGCACAAACACACTTCTACTTTGGAGCATTGTTCTGTTACCTTTAAATTTACTGTGCCTCTTTACATTCGTTCTCAGCACATGCGCCACAGGACGTGGTCGTATAACGAAATAAGCCGGAGATACACAGATAAAAATTATCAATTCTATACTCCAAAAGAATTTAGAACGCAGCATAAGTCCAACAGGCAAGCTAGCAATCCGGACGCTTTAATTAACCCACCAGTGTATAGTGAACAGAGGATGGGGCTAATACCACAGACTTTCCCAAAAGCTTCTAATTTGTATTTAAGACACTGCGAAAAGAGCCTTGCTCTCTTCGAGGACCTGATAAAAGCCGGTATTTGCCGCGAACAAGCGAGAGGTGTCCTCCCGCAAACTACTTATACTGAGTATTTCGGGACCGTAAACCTAAATAATCTTCTTAAGTTTATTAGTTTAAGGATTCATGAAGGTGCTCAGTGGGAGATAGTACAGGTTGCAAAAGCATGTCTTGAAATTGCTAGAGATTTATACCCAATTTCAGTCTCCGCATATGAGGAGTGGGTTTATGGAGGCAAAGTACAGTAAGGGAGACTTAATCGTTTTAAATGCATTTGGTATGATGCTTAGAGATGATTACAATGATGCAAAAATAGGGGTGATAGTATCACCTCCTAGAAACTATATGAATTGTCAAGAAACATTAGAGTTGTTCTACTGGGTATACGATATAATGATTGGAAGTCAACTAATTAATGATGTACCACAAGAATTTATTGATAGGATGATAAACAATGAGAAAGATATTAAATGAATGGAAAAAATTCTTAAAAGAATCTAAAGAAGAAGACGACCTTTACATAGCAGGAATTGTTCTCCAAGCACTTGAAACTGGAAATGAAGGGGCCATTGAGATGCAGGATAAATTACGCGCTCAAAAGAAAAGAACCAGTAGAATATTGAAATCTATTTTAGATGATCCTGAATTAGAAGGCAATGTATTTGATAATGAATTAATTTGGAAGGGAAATAGAATTCTTCATTTCTTAATATCGGTTAAAAACGACTCTAATGTTAAATACTTTGTAGACCATGAAGAATTCAAGGCTAGGGTAAAACAGATGTTAAATAAAGTCGAAGCCGATGACTTTGAAATACCAACTCGAACATCTTTGGATTTTAGAAATCCATCAGGGTCGCGATTCTCCGATGCCGATCACTCTGGTGGACCGGGAGATGCTGGTCTGGCACTGCCAAATGATGCCTTTAGTCAAGAAGATAGAACAGATCTAGATGCAAACATAAAACTGTGGGCAAATTTCCATCAAGCTTTGTGGAAAGGTGATGAGGAAACCTATTATGATGCTGCTCAAGAGGTACTTCCGGCTATAAGCTTCTTCATTTCGCTCTATAGAGAATACATGCCGGACGATACCAAATACATAGAGAGTTTAGAAGATTTGCACCAAAAGATAATGGATGAAGAACCGCCGGCGCCAAAGACAATCAACCCAAGACAAGCTTTGATTGATGCCAAGAACAAGATGAAAGAAATTAAAAATCAAATTGAAGCCAAGAAGAAAGAGAGAAAAGGCTATATTCAAGACAAAAAAAAGTACGAGGAGTTTTCGAATT